ATTGGGCAACGAGAAGAAACTGCGGCGCTACCTCCCCCACAAGCGCCACTAGAAGGTGAAGTATTGGGGCCAGAAGGCCCGCTTGCCCTACCACAAGGTACCTACCAACTACCCCCTCCCCCTACCGGAGACGGTTCGGCTATATTAGTACGCCCCGATGGCAAGGCTTATCCTGCTAAGTATGCGGCTGCGTTTGAAGAAGCTATTGCAGAAGAGGAACGCCTACGTACTGATGCCCCGCAGCGTGAGCTATTTACTGAATTGCTATCAGGTGAGAAGAATGCAATCACTAAAGAAGACCTCGCTCGCTTAGGTATTACTAGTAAGAAGCTAAAAGATGAGCTTCCGGCGCTAAACTTAGCCGACTCTAAAGACGCTCAAAAAGCCATAGATACTATAGTTAAATACGCTAACAACCCTTTAGTAAAATCTAAGTATGCGTCCTCTCGCACTAAAGTACTTGGCCTACTCAACATGCCTGTCCTTACTAGGGCAGAGCAAACCTACGCTAAACAAGTCGCTGAAGAGGCTGCTTATACTGTTGAAGAGGGTGTAGCACCCCAGCAAATGACTTTAGAGGAAGGTGCAAGGCGGCAAGAGGAAGACGTAGCGTATGCAGGAAGAGAAGCACAGCTAGCGGAGCAGCAAAAACAAGCTGACCTAAAAGCAGCCCTGCAAGCCAAACAAACTGCTGCTCAACAAGAAGCGGTACAACGCGCTGCCGAATTGCCGGAAGGTACTCCTACAGCTATGGGTGCAGCCCTACAGGCTGCCGTAGCGCAACGTCGAGTAGAGCCTGAAGCCGAACCTGTTGCTGCCCCTGCTCCTGCTCCTGCTGTACAAGAAACTCAAGCTGCGCCTGTAGTAGAAGAGGAAGTAAGCCAAGCTACACAAGCTGCTCCTGAAGCTGCGCCTGTAGTAGAAGAGGAAGCGGTAGGCACAGCGGAAGCTGAAACCGCACCTGTAGTAGAAGAGGAAGCGGTAGGCACAGCGGAAGCTGAAGCTGCTGCGGTGGCAGCGGAAGAAGGCGATGTAGATGCGGATGTAGCTAAAGCCGAAGCAGAAGCTGTTTCTCAAGCTACTCCTGAAGCGCAAGTCAAGCGGTCTGCTAGTAGGGCTAAGGACAATGTTCTTGTCGGCGCTGAGGCCGCTATAAACCCTAAAAGCCCTGCAAGCAAATACTTTAAAGGCAAGACTTTAGAAGAAGGCATAGACGCACTAGCTGCCGATATGTCTATGGGTCTGACTAAAGAAAATGTAGCTGCGCAAGAGTGGGTTAAAGCGAACCTAAGTGTCGCGTCACGTAAAGAGTTGTCCAACACAGTGCGGTTTATGCGCGAGTCTATGGGGTTACCATTACCTGCGGACGCTATAGCTGTTTCTAGTCAGCCACTATCCCAACAGATTCGGGCTAAGCTGGATGCCGGTGATTTACGTGGGGCGATAAACGACCTTACGAAGAGTACAGATGCAACAGTATCCCGTGTGGCCGCCGCTATAGAACAGGGTTTGGGTAATACTAAAGTCGTAATGGCTAGCGGTTTAGTAAATGCCGAAGGCAAAACAGTAGCGGGTCTGTACGATCCTAAAACAGATACTATTACTCTTAACCAAGACGCAGACCTTAGAAACCACGTCCTACTTCATGAGGCTATGCACGCTGTAACCTCTCACGAAATTGCTAAGAATACTCCTGCTGCGCAGCAAATGCGTAACTTGTTTGAGTCAGTTAAAGACCGCTTGGATACTGCATACGGCGCTACCAATATAGATGAGTTCGTGGCAGAGGCATTTAGTAACCCAGAGTTCCAAGCCAAGCTAGGTCGCATTACTGCTAAGGGCGAGAAGATTAGCCTGTGGAGCCGGTTCAAGAATATCGTAAACAATATACTACGCCGACTCCGTGGACAGCCTAGCAAGAAGATCGAGTCCGCTATGGACAAGGCTGATTCCCTCGTTGCAGAACTTATCTCTCCAGCTCCTGAGTCACGCGACGCCGCTAAGCTCTACTCTGCTACTGTTGAAGGCAAAGAAAAGGCCACCCTCGATGCGTCCGGTAGGTTCGCCAAAGGTAAGATCAGCAAAGAAGACATAGCAGTTGCCGCTACCGCATTTACTACTCTAGGTGGGCAAGCGCAGAATGCCGTAATGCAGTTCCTACCACTTAACGCCGTGTACAAGATAGCTAAAGAGAAGTACCCGAAGATGGCTGAGAAGGCCGAAGAGTTGTTTAAGTTACTCCAGACTAAGAACGGCGACCGTCAAAAGTACTTGAGCATGACCAAAGATACTGCTGATGCGGTTGAAAGGATTATAGGCAAGGACAAACAAGTTAAGGAAACGCTTAACAACTGGACTGCCGAGAGTACGCTTGCCCGTGTTGACCCAACTAAGCCTAGGTCAAAGTATGAAAACGACACTGCGGCGCTAGAAGCGTGGGATATGATGAACGACATGCTGAAAGGCATGACTCCTGCGCAGCAAAAAGCTGTTAAAGACTCCTACAGTATGCTTCGTGATTCGTACTCTAAGATTTACGAGATGCTCGTCCAGACAATGAATACTCGTTTAGACCAGATAGAAGACGCGGATGTACGTAAGAACCTGAAAGATAAGCTACTCACTCAGCTTTTGAAGAAAGAAGCCATCGAGCCATACTTCCCGCTGTACCGTAAGGGCAGCCATTGGGTTTTCTACAGTGCGCGCGACCCTAAGACCGGGCAAGTTGAGGTCTACAAAGAAGCATTCCAGTCCGAATACGCCCAACAAGAAGCCGCAAGACAGCTTAGAAACATGGAAGGTGTGGACAACATAGAAGTATATACACGCAACAAAACCGGTAACTTTGGGCAGGTTGATGCGCAGTTTGCGTTTAACTTACTTGCTGATGTACGGGCAAAGGGTGCGGATCAAAAGATACAAGACGTACTGCTTGACTCGCTATTCGACATCATGCCGGAACGATCTTTAGTACGCGCGTTTAAGCCACGCCAAGGTACACGAGGTTTTGAGACGGACGCCCTTAAAGTGTTTAGGGAGCGGATGCCTAACTTCACTAACCAGATTGTCAACCTAAAGCACGATCTGAACCTAAGCAAAATTAGTAACGATATAGCTGCGGCTAAGAACGAATACAAAGCTACTCCAGAAATATACTCAGGGGCGGAAAAGCTCGAAGCACAGCTACAAGGCTACATTAACTTCGCACGTAACCCTAAGATCGCTACTTGGAGTAAAGCACTTAAGACTGCTGGCTTTGGTATGACTCTAGGTTTCAACGTGTCATCGGTAATAGTCAACGCGTCTAACTTACCCATCGTGGTGCTACCCTACTTGGGCGGGCGCTATGGGTTTACCGATACTATGAAGGCTATGAATAACGCCCGTAAGATATTTATGGGTACTGGCATGAAGCGCCGGACTGAGACGTTTACTGACGAGGGCGGTAGGGAAGTATTTGAAGGCCCGTCACTATCTAATGTGGACTTCAACGACCCCAACTTGTCCCCAGAGATGAAGAAATACAAAGTGCTCAAAGAGTTAATGGAAGCGCGCGGGCAGTCGAACATATCCACTACGTCTGAAAACTTGGATATGGAGAACCCCGCTAATACGGCGTGGACTGCTACTAATGCCTACATGGGCTGGATGTTTCACCAAGGCGAACGGTTTAACCGCCAAGTTACGGCCATGACTTCCTACGAGCTTGAATTAGCTGAGCGAGCCAAGAACGGCGAGCTAACAGAACAAGATTATAAAGAAGCTGCTGAGATTGCACTTGACGATACCGAGATGACAAACAGTGGAGCTATGGCCGAAACCGCCCCTAGGGTAGCCCAGAGCGACATGGGCAACTGGATGATGATGTACAAGCGGTTCGGTATATCCATGTACTACCTTCAGTTCCAAATGGCTAAGCAAGCCCTTAAAGGTGCAAAAGACCCTGACGAGCGCGCACAGGCAGTAAAGCAGATCGTTGGATTGTTCGCCTCGTCGGCATTGTTTGCAGGTGTTCAAGGCTTACCGCTGTACGGTATTGTCTCAATGCTAGCCAATGCGCTACTGCTTGACGAAGAAGACGAAGACTTCGATAGCATAGCCGCTAGCTACTTCGGTGAGGGGCTGTACTCTGGTGCGATTAACGCTGTCTTCGATGTAGATGTAGCACCACGTATTGGTATGACTAACCTAGTGTACCGGTCACTACCTAACCGTGAGCAGGAGAGTCTGATACTACGTACGATGGAAACTATTGGTGGTCCTATCTTTGGTATAGCTAGTCGTATGGAGGATGGTTACGACTTAATAGCCGAAGGTGAGGTAAGTCGTGGTGTAGAAAGAATGTTACCGTCTGCGTTATCCAACGGTATGAAAGCGCTACGCTACGGTACTGAGGGCGCTACTACACTGCGCGGTGACCCCATAATGGAAGATATAAATGCGTGGAATGTATTTGCTCAGTCTCTAGGTTTGGCTCCAGCAGGTTACACAAAGCAGTTAGAGACAAACGCCCGAGACAAAGGGCTTGAGCGTAGGCTAAATACCAAACGTACCGACATGATGCGCGACTACTACATGGCGATGAAGGAGGGGGATACAGATAGCGCTATTGAGTTAATAGAAGAGATGGTCGCGTTTTCCGAAAGAAACCCATACCACGCCATAAAAGGCAGTACTGTAGGGAGGTCTGTGCGCCAGCACCGCGTGTCAGATGAGATCGCTAGACAGCTTGGGGGTATTACCGCATCTCAACGCGCAATGCAGCGGATTATCCAACGGCGAATGGAAGATATGGGTGAAGAATAAAAAAAGCCCCCGAGTAGGGGGCTAACTCTCTGGACTAAAGAGGATGATGAAGCTACGATAATACTAATACTGGTAGTAAAAGTCTACCTACACAACTACATATAGGTCCAACAGGGTCTTAGCGCATCCGCCACACCCTCACCCCGTACATACCACCCTCAATACAAACACGTTTTATCAGGTCAGACTTCGGTATACCGCTAGCATCTACTATGTCAGCGATAGCCTGCTTTGTGTTTAGGCATGGGATAAATACCGAAGTACCTACAGCGAATTTATCCCAGTCTATAACTATGCGTACCCCATCTGGGGATATATCACTATGCTTCAGCCTCATCAGAGTCTTCCGCTTGTACAGTAGGGTCCATGTTTAAGGTGCACTCTAAAGTGTGTGTTACGCCTATGTCCATTTTAGTACCGGCGCCCATCCGCTTCTTGGTGTACTTACCTTCCATTTTCTCAAAGATAAGCGCCTTCACACTTTCAAAAGTATACTTACGATCCGCGAGCCATTTTTTAAGTGGTGGGATGCGTATGTAGAGCTTGTGGGTGTCAGTCTCATGCCGTGATACAAACTGAAAGTTAGGCATATCCTGAAGGCTTATCGGTATTATGTTTTGCAGCTCTGGGTCGGTAGCATTAGTAGTGCTAGTTATGCGTAGTATTGAGCGTGCGTGATCCATATAGAACTGTGAGATTATGTCCTCTATATCCATGTCCATACCGACGAGGTTAGCCCTTTGGGCTTTAATCATCTTGATTATCCACTTCCACAGTCTGTCTAAGTCCCAGTCTATTAGGCCAATTTCTTTTGCTACGACGCAACCTGCATATACAGTAGCGCCCTGCGCTATCCAGAAACGCTCTTGTGGCTCTGCATTTAACGCTTTAACTAAGTCCGTACGAGTCTGAAGCGTTAACTCTTTTACCGCAGCTTTGTTTCTAATAACGTGTTGTATGAACAACGGTCCTGCATGCCCATAGTTTTCGGCTAACTGGTCATTGAGATCGTTCGCCCGTAGCGTGTCCGCAGCGCCATGCAGTAGCTTAGTGGCAGTATAATCTGTTACACGCCCTGCTTCCCCTTTCGGAGATGATCGGTACTGACCTGCTACGTCTCTTATGCTGTTATTGCCAGTAGCCCCACAATTCAAAGACCAAGGTTCGCCCCTGTACCGCTCAGCGTTCTCGCCTCTGTTACTCATACGGTTTTTCTGCACGCCGTCACTAATGGCATAACAGAAATCACTAGCCGCTTCCGGCTTGTAGTTAGACACCTCGTCTATGTAGAGCGGCAGGTTCTTCAGTACTTCTGCGCGGTTCCATGCTGAGTTGGGGGTGTCCTTACCTATCAGTACTAACTTCTTGTGGTTACCCCATACGGACGCACCGCCCCACATACCTGTGGTCTTACCTATACCTGTCTCTGGACTGTTAAGGTTATAGATACAACCGGCTATGCCGGACATAAACTCCATGAGTGGAGACCCAAAAGACAGCCCGAACATGTACTGGTGCTGCTCAAACCCCGGCTGATTGTAGAACTTAGCAAGCTCCTTCCACTGTTCTAGTGTGCCCTTTTTATCGAACATAGAAACATACTGAGCGGTGCGCGATCCTGCGGGGTTATGCTCTATACGATTAGCAAATATCTCTTTATCCCCAACAACAAAAGACTTACCACCCTCTGTCCATCCGAACTGTGACTTAACTTTAATCGGGGGGCCTTCTGGTTTGAGTTTAGTTATCCAAGCGCCTATATATTCCATAAGTTCCTTCTGGGTGCTAGGTAGCACCAATACGTCATTTGAGTTCAACGTAGCCCGAAACGATTCAGTGGACATTAGGTCTTTCTGAGAGGCAATAAACGTACGCTCCCCCTCGTAATCGCTTGTGTGGGCTATCTCATAGCAAGGCCCGTCTATGTCCAACATACGCTTCTTAACGTACAGATTGTCGGGGCATATTATTATTTCTTCACGGTTACCTTCTTTGTCGTGCATTACTTTTGCTACCCCACCACCTTCGGGTCTTACATACTTGTCTGGGTAAGTGGGTATCTTTATCTTTTCTAGTACAGATTCTTTCTTGGGCTTAGCTTCCTGTACGTCTTCACTTTCGGCGTCGGTAGCTTCAACCTCTTCTGCACGTTCGTCGTAGAACTCTTCCTCTACTTCCGCATAACCCTGCACTTCTACTTCATCGCTTTGGGCTAGCTTAAGCTCTCGGCATAGCGTGATTGGGCTTTTGATCTTACCGTTGTTAGGACACCCTTCGCATAGGCCGGGGCAATCACTGTCGAACGTAGTACAGAGGTGTGGGTACTCAATCGACGAGGCTATCTTTTCCGTTTCATCAGCACTGTACTCACTGTAGCCCTTTGATATTAAATGTATTGCAGGTAGCCCAACAACTCCGTCTGTATCGCAGCGTTTGGCAATAGACAGGGCGTGAGTCCACTCTGGGTAGGTAAGCTCATCTGGTTTTCGTATGGCTTTGTCTATGTGCGCGCAGCCACTACCTTGAGCAGTCTTCATTAGAATGTTAGCAAACTTGTACGTGTACTTATTCTCGTTACCCTTTGCGTTGTCCATGTCGGCCTTATCGGCACTGGAGTATTCTCTGGGAGGGAGAACTGGTATCAAATCTACGGGCAGCTTCGCGGCAAACTCCGCCAAAACCACTGGCCCCTTAGCAAAACTAACTACCCGAACTTCTGTAGGCGGATTGTCTTTGAAGTTATGTGTGTTCGGTATGCGTAGCAAACGCGCAGCGTCAGCAGTTACAGCGGGGTCTATCTCTAGCCCCTCCTGTAGACACGCAGCCTTTAAGCTAATAGCAACCGGTAGCCACTCCTCACGGGTGTACGCCCGATCAAGCGACCAGTATATGTGTAGACCGCGCCCCGAATTAACTACAGTAGGGCGGGGAATATTATGTTTTTTATACCAATCTTTGAGCGCAAGTAGCGCTTCTTGTTGTGTGCTGTAGGGTTTACCTTTTCCGCAATCCAAATCTAGGAACAGAGATTTTATATGATGTATGTTTTCGCCTTTGGTACTAGTGTCGTCAGTAAAAGACGCCGGTGCAAAGTACGCATCTCGTTGTTCTAAATCAAAATTATTTGCGACATCGGTAACAGAGTCTAAAGACGCATAGGTCTTTCTTATCATCTTTCCGTCTTTAAGACCTGCTACGCAGTAGTATCCTTCATCACTCAACACAGTACTTAGAAACTGTTTGGTGTCCATCGTTTAGTCCGTATCTTAGAGGGTGTTACGGGTGCCCGAAGGCACCCGCTTGTTGTTAGTCATCAAATTCATCTAGCAAAGAAGCTAAATCAACGTCAGGTGCCGGTGCGTCTTTTTTCTTCTTAGACACCTTAACTTTGGGTTCCTCTACCGCTTCCTCGTCGTCATCGTCAGCTTGATCGAACAGGGACGGCTTTTCTGTGGTAGGGCTTGGGACTGTATCATTAGTTAGTTGTGGAACGCTAGTATCTTGTTTAGGTTTTATAGATAGCGTAACTAATTTTAGCGTGCCTTCGTCCTTCTGAGCATCTACCGACATACGTAGCTCGTCTTTGTCCAGTATTCTTACCGGCTTAAACAACAGCTTAGGCGTAGAACTATCGGTGTCAAAGCGAAGCTCAGTCATGATGGATGCTAGTGGTACGTTCTGCGCGTCGATCAAACGGGCGTAAGACTGTAGGCCCATCTTCTTCTTGTCATCACCGAACACACTAGTAGCGGGTAAGGATAATTGGTACACCGCATTAGAGCGCAGCTTGCCTTCTGCATCAGCTAGCATTACCGCAACACGTTGTTGGAAGCGACACGCACGAGACTGTCCTTGTCCAGAACCTTTAACATTCTGCGGACAATCAAAACATGATACTGATTGGCGGATGTCACTTGGTACGTCTTGCGATGGCTTACCACTACCAGAATCAGCAGACCAACAAGAAGGTGCTGTAGCTTGTCCCGCTACGTATTGCCCCTCGTAGAACATGCGTGATACAGGTGAGGTCTTAACGATTACTATGTTAATAGAGCGCCCGTCAAGTTCGCCTACCTCTTGTCCATTTACTACCTTGCGGAATACGCCGCCACGAATACTAAGACGGTTAGTACCACCTTTAGCACCGCCACCGGATGCGTTCTTATCAGGCTCTAGTTGTGCCAGTAAGTCTTTGTACTCTTGTGGCATGTTGTCAAACAAAGCTAATTCGCTCATAGGTCTTGCTCCTCGTTAAAATCCAGTTCTAGTTGTTCTGTAATTTGGCCTTCTTGTTCTTCTACCGGCTCCTCCTGTTTCAGCGCTTCGATAACAGCGGGCAAATTAAAGCGGTATGTGTAACCCACTTTTATATAAGTACTTCTTGGTATAAAGCCCTTATTTACCCATTGCCTAATCGTGCTTACTTTTACAGAAAGGTGGTCGGCGACATCCTCAACAGGGACGTAACTTTCTATTCCACTCATTTCTTCCTCCGTACAGTAATAGAATACTCACTGTCTGCGTTTAACCCCGGCGGTAATACATCAGGGTTCTCTTCGAGAAACTCTTTCATGTTGCCTTGATGAATTCGTTTCTCTAATAAATCCACCGCTTCGTTTTCTACGATGAATCGGTTCATTGCTTCCCAGTCGCTTGTCCAGAAACGCTTTCTCTGGGTGCGCCAGAACGTACCAGAAGCGGTCTTTACAGACTCAGTTCCAGTGGCCTTGCAATGTTCTAGTAGAGCTTGCTTTACCTTATCTAGTTTGCCTTCAAGTTCTTTCTCTTGCTCAGCAAACGTAGCAGCTAACTCGTTTTTCTTATCTCGAATCTTAATGTATACAGAAACGAGGCGGTCGAGGTCCGTCACAACAACGTCTGTCATGATTCATAGTTCCTTTTTTGTTACGTTTTATAAAGTGTATTGCAGTTTGAATTATAGTTCAAGTATATCTTGGTATAAATCTATCATCTTAGTATGAACATTAATTCGTTCGTCTAACATTTTGTACAGGCGTTTCTCAACGGGCGACCCTTGCAGTTGTACTACAGTACTTGGGTGCTTCTGTCCCGAGCGATGCACACGAGCATTAGCTTGCGCGTAAGTTTCGAGAGAAGAAGTTGGTCCCCACCATACGATTGTATTCGCCGCAGTAAGAGTCACGCCATGCGCAGCAGCTTGCGGTTGTATAATAAGTACTCGGGGGTTGTCGGTTTCTTGGAACTCTTTAAAGATAGCGGTGCGTTTGTTTGCACTTACATCTCCGTTTATCACGTCGTTGGTAATACCTTCTTTGGTCAGCTTTTCTTTAAGTATTCCAATGACATGCTTGAACGGGACAAAGATAAGAACTTTCTGGCTAGACTCGTCGATAACTTCACGCAGTACTTTGTACCGGTTCTTAACATCGAACTCCACCGTCTCTCCAGTATCGCTATAGACCGCACCACATGAAATCTGCAATAGCTTGTTCATGGCAACCGCTGCGTTAGCCGCAGTAATTTGTTCGCCCGCAGCAGTGGTCATCATTTCTTTACGTAGTAGTTCGTAGTATTTCTTTTGCTGCGCCGTCAACTCTACTTCGCGCTTCACGTAGGTCATCTCTGGTAGGTCGAGACATTGTTCTTTAGTGAAACGTATTGCAGGTTGTAGGGCGTTGTAGACTATCTCGGTAGCGTTAGGTTTCGGTGCCCACTTAAACTGCGTCACCTTGTGCATTACTAACTCGCGGAAAGCACCGAAGAACCTAGGGACTTCTTTAGGGTTAACTAGTTTAGCTAGTCCGTACGCGTCAACCGGTGACTGTGCAGCAGGAGTACCGGTCATCATCCACAACCAAGTGTCCCCATTCATTATGCTAGCCAGTACTTTCCATCGCTTAGACTGCGCGTTCTTGTAGTGTGTTGCCTCGTCTACAATAATTAGGTCAAACCCACCATTAGCTATATCGTCTTTTACTATCTCTACACCATCGTAGTTAATGACGACGAACTCAGTATCGCTGTGGATTATTTCTTGGCGTTTCTTCTTAGCGCCGTGCGCTATGTCTACTGTACGGTGCATTGCAAAGCTAAACAAATCAGCCCGCCATGCAGAGTCCATAATAGATAGGGGGCAGATAATAAGTACGCGGTTTATCTTGCCTTGCTTCATCAAGAAGTCAGCCGCCCATATAGCAGAAGCTGTTTTGCCTGTGCCCTGCTCGTTAAAGCAAAAGGCGCGTGGGTTCATAGTAAGAAAAGAAGCGGTTGTTTTTTGGTGGTCGAACGGTGTATAGCGCCCGGGCCAATCGTAAGTACCCAGAATAGGTGAGGGTACGTCCTTTATGTTTAAGTTTCTAAGTACGCGGGCTTCGTCTACACCCCACTTAACTAGTACTTCGTGCTCACCTACTGCCTTGCTTGTTGGTATTGCCGTTGTGATTTTCGCAGGATTACGGAGCCTCAAGAGCAGGCCCCTGTTATCTATTATTTGCATGTATTATTTCTTCCTTGTTGGGCACATAAGTTACCCTCTAAAGATATGTGCGTAGTTGGACTCGTTACTAACATCCCGCGCACGCGCTGTACCATCTCTGGGGGCTAACTCTTCTATGGTCAACACAGAGTCTGCGGATAGACTGGCCCCTGAAGAAGTGATGTCCCCCAGAGTATGAGATATAAGCGCGTGCCCCACCTTTCGCAGTGCCGCGTCTTCATCAACGGCAATGACTTGTGTGGCTAACCCCACTGCGAATCGAGGGCGTTTTACTGTGTCTACGGTCTGGTCAACTATCTTAGTCCCATCGTCCCGTGTAATCACTGGTCCGTCTAGTCCTTCATCTAGCTGTTGGACGGACGTACTGAGTACATGCACTTTCTGGCGTATCTTTTCTACACCTGTAACCGTAAAGTTATCGTACTTGCTGGTGTCTATAGTCCACCTAAGTTTTCTTTCTATGTCATCCGCCTCACACCCAACGACTAACAACCGTTGTTTTATTTTCTCGTTAGTCGCCTTGCGGGTTAGTTTTATGCTTACAAGGTAAAGCATTCCTACTGTACTTGTTTCCATTTTCATCATCCTCGTTTGTAGTTATTTTTTCTTTTTATAATTTCTAGCGCGGTTCTTGCTACGGCTCTCTACAGTCACGCCGTCCTTGTTACTACCGCCTTTGCTTAGCGCTTTCTTATGACTAACGTCTTTGCCTTCACGCTTGTCGGCCTTACCGTTCTTGTTTTCGTCCTTACCTTCTTTATCCATCTTACGTCTAGCGCGTTGGCGTTCCATTCGAGCTTCAAACTCAGGACTACCTACGGGCTTGTTCTTTTGCTTCGGTCTATCTTTTGGGTTCTTATAAGGCATAGTGTTTCTCCTTAAGGCGAATTACACGGCATTTATCACGTTTGTCCCCTAGATAATATATCTTACCATCTGATTCAAGTTGAGCGGGCCTAGCGGTAATGCTGCTATAAGGGAGATGGGGATAAATAGCGCGTATTTCTTTTGTGGTGATGCCCCGATCCCCCGCTTTGACAACTTCGCTATAAACCAAGGCTAGCATTTTCCCGCTAGAAACTTCTTCTGCTGCGTCTATGCTAGTCTCAGGAGCGTCTGTACGATGTAGCTTATAGACAGGGGTGTCGCTAAATGTGTATTCCGTCATTACTTTTCTCCTATTATCTCTTCCCGTTATGTGGGCACTCCAGTACCACGCACCATGCGCGGCAAAGCCCCGTTGGCCTTGCGTTCCAAGTATCTACCTCAAACGCTTTCTCTAGCTTACCGTATTCACCTAACCACTTTTCCCAAAGGGCAGGCTCGTTCTCAATAGTGTACGTCTCTTTGATAAACGCGTTACACACTACAAATAGTAAGCCACTCTTTACTACCTTTACTTCTGGGAAGTGCTTGAACGTAGCTAGCGCCATCAACTCAAGCTGTCCCTTGTCCGCATACTTCGCAGACTTACCGGTCTTGTAGTCGAATATCTTAGCTACACCGGCTTCTCTATCTAATATCGTAAGGTCAGAGACACCCCTAAACCATACGTCTTTATCAAAGAAACCGCAGGGTTCAAGGTTCTCGGTAAGGCCCATCTTGTACTCACAGAGCTTCTCACCTTTCATATTTTTAAGTTTGTCTAACGCAGATAACGCGTAATCAAACCTTGGGTCTAGCGTCTCAACATCGCCTCTAACGTATAGTTCCGCAGCTTCATGGAACTCGTTACCGTACAGTATGGCTTCGGTGTTGAAGTCTTCTTTATAGTCTTTAAGTACCTTGGTGTGGTAGTACTTCTTAGGGCATTGATCGAAAGTTTTTATGCTGCTGAAAGACCATGTGGGTTTACCCATTCCGTACATTCTCCGTAGTTCTTTCCAGTTTCCACGTCACCACGCACCGGAAGGCCCTTTGCCCAATCGGGTGTGTGTCGCATACATAAGTCAACATAGGCCGCAGCCTCATCAACTTCGCTATCTGGAACACAGCATACCACAGAGTCATGGACAGTAAGAAGTATAGGGTACCGCTTTGAAATCATTAACATTTGATCCGACATAATACAGCGGGCGATGCCTTGGCATACGTTCTCTATAACCTTACCGCCATAGATATTTATCCACCCTCTACGGGTCTTGTACGAAAACTGAACCCCCATCTCACCTTCTTCGGCTTTGAGGTCACCGTAGCGCATGATGAGTCCCGACGGCAGACGTATGCCATTAACTTCTGGTAGTGTTTTTAGTACGCCCCCTTTACCTATGCCGTAGCGTTCGCCTTGGTACATACCCATCAAAGCGTTCTGCGCATCACGCCACAACTGAGAGATAGAAGCATTGGCACTGCGGTACACCCGTATGATGCGCTTACATTCCTCCTCGTCTACCTCGACGCCCATACCCTTTAACTGGTCGCGGAACTTAGCGGCACCCATACCGTAGCCCGCACCTAGAATAGTAGTCTTACCGATGAAGCGTTGTGAGCTGTCTATCTCGTCTACCTTCTTATTATAGATAGTAGCCGCCATCTTCTTGTATACGTCTTCACCATTCTCGAACGCTATAACTAGATCAACTTGTCCTGCTAACCAAGCTAACACCCGGGCCTCTATCTGCGCAGAGTCAGCTTCGATCAGGGTGTGGCCTTCGGGGGCGCAAATACATGATTTCAATACCTTGCCGTTCGGACCGCGTGATGGTAGGTTTTGTAGGTTTATCTTGTCGGAACCGCCCCACCTTCCTGTGTGTGCAGCGTAGTACCGAATCGGTACGGGCATTGTCCCGCGTATACCAATGTCGATAAACCGCTCGGTGCGTGTCTCTTCTAGTGTGCTCTTCAAACCTATTCGTGCAGCTACTAGGGCTTGTACTCGCGCGTCCTCATGTTCCTGTAGGGCTTTAAATCCCTCGTCGCTCTTAGCAAAAGCAAAGGCTTCCTTACCCGTACGTAGACTTGTTTTCATTGGCGGGGTAACGCCCAGCGACTCAAGTGCCTTAGCGAACTTAGGGTTGGACATCAGCTCTTCTTTCTCGATGCCACACTCTTCGAGTAGTTTTTCTTTTTGTTCTTGCAGCGTATCCAAGTGATCTTCTAGCCTACCTACGTCCAACTCCAACTTAGGCTCGGTGAACATACGCAGCGTCATGTCGATTACTTTAAGTTCTTTCTTCGGGAATACTTTTAGGAATATCTCAAACAACTGATAGGTAAGCTCAACGTCTTGTATGCAGTAGTCACCGTACCGTTCTAGTTCTTCTTCAGTAAAATCTGCGCGGTGCTTACCTAATGCGTTTAAGACTTCGTTACCTTTCTCGCCGATCTCATACATGTCAGCCAAGTACTTAAGCGAACCACCAACTTCCGTACCATGTAACGCGCGGCCCATACACAGCGTATCAAGCCATAGCTTAGGGTGAATATCAAACAGCCAACTAAGAATAGCGCCATCAAACATAGTGTTATGGGCAAGGACAGCAGAACCTTCCCAATCGTAGTTAGCGTGTAAGTATTTTTTAACCGCATCGAATGGCCCACTTATCCAATCTGTTTCACCACTGTTAACTTTAACCGCAAGTCCTATGACCTCAAACTCGGGGCTTCGCACGTACTGCTCGGTTGTTAGCTTACTAAGAGAAAACGCCTTGTCGTAGTACGTCTCGAAGTCTACCGTTATTATATTCACTTTATATCAATCCCCTATCTTTTAGAATTTCATAGTTCGCTGCGTGTGCGTCTTCTATTTCTTGCTTGCTTTGCCCGTGGTACGGTACTGCTAAGTTCTCACTTACTAGTGCGGCATTTACTGAAGTCCTGTCGCTTAACATGATGACTCCCAAGTAGCGCCCGAACTTACCCTTCTCTCGGGTAGTTAGGGTGTACGTTCCTCCGACGTGCAGTGCGTCCTCGACAAACTTCTTTGCCACGAGTCCGGCAGCTTTCTCTTCTGCATCTCTTGTGCGGCACTCTGGAGTATCAACACCATAAAGACGTATGCGCTCACCGCACTTCCAAGTATCAAAGCCAAGGTCAATATCCACATCTACTGTGTCTCCATCTACGACTCTCACAATCTTGCAATTGTATTCATACATGTTGCTTTTCCACTTTAATGCGCCTTGTAAGATGCTTTTTACACACTTTTATGCGCCATATATTGGTCATTACTCACTACCACCTTTGTTTTTTGTAGGCCGGTATGCCCCTACGTCTCGGTTGGTTGGGTCAGTTAAAGAATCAAACTGACTACCGGCAAATTTTTTCTTGGGGCCTTCGGTTTTTGTAAACGCACGATCAGGACATCTAGTTATCGTACCCCCTTGGGCTAGATACTCTGCTACTTGTTGTGCCAACTTCGCACTGTGTTTTTCTTTTTCGTTTAGCGTGGGCCGATCTATCTTTGTTGTAGTCACTAGTTAATACCTGTGTAAAAAATATGTTTGTTAATCTTAGTAGTTATCTCGGCGTTGTATGCCCACTGTGGAAACACCTCTGTACTATGGTAGTGGGTCGCGCCTTGTGTAGTATCCGGTACGAACCCACTTAAGTGCGCAATGTACAACGAGTTAAACCATGCCTGTTTGTTCTTCGGGTCGTCCGACTTACCGTCACAATAAAAACTAAACTGGCACTTGTTTCTTATAGGTACACCGTTCCAGTAGTACCCCTGCTTAACCACGTCACACGCATTGTCTGGGTAACGTGGGTCTTCGATTCTGTTTTGTATTACATGAGCTACAGCAATCTGTCCTGCTGTCGGTTCACCCCTTGCTTCAAAGTACACTGCCATAGCAACGCACATCATCGCAGGGGTAATCATCTGAAAAACCCTTGGGTTTCTAAACAACGTATTGTTTTCGTCGCACGCATACGTGTTTCATCATCGAACGTATTCCATCTACGCTTAATCATTCTAATGCTTTCTTGGTTAGCCGCTCTTTCTTTAGCCGAAAGACGGCGGGGTGGTTTTATACCATAGCTATCTATTACAAACATCATCATTTCCTTTAGTCGTATATGTTGTGGTTCTCTTCAAAAGGTACGCAGGTTTCTAATATTATGCCGCCCATATCTACAGCGGCTTTTTTTGGTACAACCACAATCATATTAGGTTCAACTTCCACCACACACATAGTGCGCTTCTCTTCTTTTGCTATGTACTCTGCTTCTTCTATCGCAGCCATAGGGTCAGTGAAGTATGACATCAGGCACCTCGTACTCGTAGTTAACACACTCTGCGTTCGTACCAAATATATCTGCGCCGTTGTCCAAGTGGAACTTCATAGCGGTAGCGGTGTGTGGCGACATAGTTATTACTGCATCTACTTCTGGGTGTATTACCGCCGCAGCTTCCAATAGATTATTAATTAACTTTCTACCATGTCCGCGTTGGTAAGACCAGATTGAGTAAGGGCACAGCACGGTGCCCAACTCCCCATATATTTTCTCCCGCTCCTCAAGTTTTTCTTCTATCTCGGTAAGTCGCCCCTCGGCAACTGCTTGTATCTGTAACTCATCTTGCGGAACAAACTTGCAAACTATTACACAAACAACTGCGGCTATCTCACCCGTCTCATCATTCACTTCTGCGTAAACATGGAACGGGTCTTCAAACCTTTTTATGTTCCCTTCAAACAAGTCGGGGCGTACAGGATCATCTTTTATTAGGTGCAGGTGATCGGCGGCATTACACTTTATCAGCATCTTCGAACTCCTCGAGTATGGCTTCTAGTTTTTCCACCGCCTCTGCTGCACGTTGTACTAGGGCAACAAGTTCTTCGGCATCAGCGCCATCTACTTCTATAGTTATTTTCATTTGACGTTGTGTATCTCGATTAGCAGGTCGATGCAGTGCTTAGCTTTCTCTAAGTCTGACAAGGGTTGCCCCTTCAACTTCCACCTAGTTATGTATTTCACTACGTTACCTTCCAACAAAGACAAGCCGTTCTTCTCTGCGTACTCGGCAGGTTGAATAGCCATGTTCTTATAGTGCGTCCCGCCCGTTTGTGTCTGTAGGGCTGTCTGCTTGTTCACTACGGGGTCGCTCATTTTCGTTCTTGGTACTTCTGCTGTTAACATTCTCTTCTTCCTTCTGTTTTGGTTTCTCAAAGATTTTTGCCCAGTTATCCCCAAAGTCTTTGGCGGGGATAAGGGTTGGTCTACGTCTGCTTCCTTTACCACTCATTTGTTTTCCTTCTTTAATTGCTTAAGTTCCGCTGCTATTTCTAACTGGCGAGCAAACAGTTTAAGCATATCTCTGATTTCTTCGTTACTCATCCTCATCTCCTAGAGAACTGGCTTCAGTCTTCTTGGTCAGCTAAGTACTCAGCACGTTCACGCGCGGCATCAGCGGGGTTAATGTAATCCTCGTCTTGCTCGTCTTGCCATCTATCTAAGTCTGCGTCTAAAGAGTCTCTGTTACTCATTAGCGTGTCCTCCATTATTCTCAGCCATCTTAGCTGCCCAGTACTTCTCAGCTTTTTTCTCCGCATCTAACTCTGCTTCCCACTTTTTCTTGTTCGCTTCGAAGTAGGCTTCCCAGTCATGCGCCCTATACGCAATTACAGTAAAGCCACACAGTGTCCCTTCGGCGGTGCTAACACTTTCTATGCTATGCAAAACCCAATGGTCTGTTGCTAATTCGTTTAAGTGGTCTTCCAAATCATGTGGCGGTACATCGTCTACTGCAAAAATTTTATCTGTCATGTCCATCATCTTTATCCTTATTTATATTTAAATTGTGGTGCGTGCTTGCACCAACAAGTATTCCCACCCATTCAGTTCAACTTGTTTGCTTAACACGACTAACCTTCTCGTGGCTTACTCGGCAACGCATCACGTAGGAGGCACTAGCTTGATTAACAAAACTAAATGCCGTGACCGCGATCGTTAACTGAGGGTGTTTTGCTGAATATGCCCACCGCCCACTGGGACACGGGGTAGGTAACCATGAAAACCCTACCCCCTACCAAACTACAAAAACTTTCTAAACATCAGGGCAACTGCATCAACATTCTCTTCGTTGATTACCCACGCTTCACCACGCGCGTTACGTATGGCGTTAAGTTCTCTGTCCTGTAAAGCGGTCGTGGTGTTCTTACCTGCCTTACATTCTATTGCCCAGAACTTACCGTTGAAACATCCTACAATATCGGGCACGCCACTACGCCCGTAACCACCTGTTGCAGGAAAGAAATAATATACAGAATCCCCGAACAACTTCAACTGTTTTACTATAGCGTTCTTAACTTTCTTTTCCGGTGTCAGCGCCATCGTCTTCTCCTTCGTAAAATATCCAGTAAACGTATTTGCCTATCCTCCTACCGATCTTATTAACAAACTCGGTAGGTGGTTCGTATGACATGGTGCACAGTACAGCAACACGTCGTGTCATCCAGTCGGGTAGCTCAGCAATAGGTAACACTGTCTCTTCCTCGAACTCTGCGCATGCGTGTATGGGTATACCAAAACACTGCACTCTGGCTGTATCCCCAATGAATTCGACTCGGTAGGTATACTTGTCTGGTGACAGTGGTGCGTTAGTATCCGACAAGAGTTTCTACCTCAGCCATTGTTTCGGGCGAGATGTATACACACATAGCATCTTCAACAAAGTCATAGACGTATGCGTCTCTGGTCACGCAGCCAATACTAGTCAGCACCTTAGTGTCATACGAATACCCTACGGTCTCCATCGCATCTATACCTGTAGCTTGCAACACAGACAGCTTAGCCAGAACTTCTTGGGGTAACTTGTTTACATCGTCTACATGCTTGATGCGCTGCATCTCACCTGCGGTCGTGTCTCTGTAATGAAAGAACACCTTGTCTATGTTCTTTAGCTTGTATATAGAAAGAGTCTGTAGCCCATCGCACGCAGCAATAGAGTCACCCAAATCTTTTTTACGCTCCAAGTATTGGGTCGTGCAGTCCTCAATTTGGTGTCGTATGTCGGCACGTACTGGGCGTTGTTCCATAGCAGCTAAGGAGTATTCGAGCAGCGCATCACTGGTTAGGGAATTTCTCATTGAGCTGAACACGTCACGTTGTAAGGTGTCTAGCTTCTCTTGGGCTTGCTGAAGACCCCGCCCAAAGGGGGGTATAGTTCCCTGCATAACTTTCTCTAACACACGCTCACCTGTCGCGCTTTTGGTATCTTTGATTAGCTTAGTCGCGCGGGCTAGGGTCTTGGTTATGCTAGTGAAACGTCTATCACTGTAGGCTATGCCGTATTTATCGGTGTCGTCGTATGAGATTTCGCGTTCGCGGCGGGTGCTTACAGTCATAACTATGTAGGCGTCCGTGTCCCACGATACCTTGGCATCGAAGCACATACTTTGTGGGCTAAGGTGTATAGCTAACGCATCGTCTGCGGTGTGTCTGAACTTGGCGAATGGGTGAGACTTCTTAATACGTTTCTGTAACGCGACTAACTCATCTGCCATTTGTGGGGAATAATAGCTGTCCTCCATCGCGCGGTTAAGTGATGCGTCAAATCCGAATGTTTTTTCTATGTGGTTTCTCATGATGTTGCTCCTGTTAGTTATAGGTTGATGTGTAACGTCTTGCCGATTGTAGGTCGGGCACTCTTGTTATCTAGGATTCCCCACAGCAGGGGCATAGTCCATGCACCCCAGTCACCACCTAGATAGCCATCAGTCAGCACGATTACTGCCTGTGCGTTGATGTTGTTGTCGCGTATGTAGTCAGGCACACACTGCACCCTCGTACCTCCACCACCTGCGGGCTTGGTTGTTTGTGTAAGCTGTTCGAGAGAAGCGCATGCGTTGGGTACGTCACCATATAGCTCGTCACTACACACCTTGGTATCCCAGTACAGTATGCGAACGGATTCGGGTCTTACTGTATCGCACACACCCTTGATCTCACTCAGGCACTTGGTCAGCTCGTGTTGCCCGATACTACCCGACGTGTCGATGGCA